TCTAATACCAGATGCTAGTTGATCTACCCCTCCCGGAATACTTCCACCAAATACAGAGGCTCCGGCAGTTACAGCACCAATTGCGCTAGTAACTGCTCCGCTAACTGAATTTAATAAATTGCCGCCAAGGCCTCCAGCAGCAGCAGTAAAGTTTCCTGTACCGGGTAATGCTCGATCAAGTGTGCTAGCAAGATTAAATCCCGCTGGCACTTTAAGACCAGCTGCGCCAGCACTGGCCAATAATCCTGGAGAACTAATTGTAGCACGCAGCCCTGGCATGATTGCTTCACTGGTGTCCTCACTTGTTGCATTATTCTCATCAGTTACTTGTTTTACAACAGATTTAGCATCACTTGCACGAGTATTATCTGTGATTTGCCCAGTTAATCTTATCAAATCTAATCGTTGAGTAAACAGACCACTTTTAAAACTACTACGCACTTTGGTTACTTTATATACTCCACTAAATTGTGCAGTGGCTGGATCAAAATAAAGTTGTCCACCGTTTTCAAATGTGGAAATATCTATAGGATTTTTAAAATTTATTGTTATATAAACTTCACCGTAATTGTATGCAGATTCACCATTTATAGTCTTACCTATATTTTCAAGTGGAGGATTAAATTTTCCCATCCCACCAGTAACTACAAAGAATGGATCTCCTATAATGTCTATATCACCAGTTATCATACCAATATTAGAATTAATAATTGCTTCATGCATACTTCTAGCTAGAACATTATACGGATCTGCATCTAATTGATTGCCCATGCCACCTGATGGATTTATTTTACTTAATTTTTCATCAACTAGTTTTGGTGGACCAACGGATCCACTGCCATAATTGGCACCAACATCTGATGCAGTTTCTTTGGGATTAATGCCATTGTCTGGGCCGGCCGAATTAATACTACGATTTTTATCGTTGTTGCCCATTGCGTAAGGTGCAGCTTCAAAATATAAATTATTAAAATTTATTTTAAAACTTAAAACATCTACATTTTGCCCTGTGTAGATATAATTATAATTTCGAAGACTAACATATTTTTTTATTTTTGTCACATCAACATGTTGTCCGGCATAATTTGTAACCGCGGTATAATGAACTCTATACGGAGCAATTACATATGTAAATTGTTGGCGTGGTTTTCTTTTTACTGTATCAATACCCAAATTCTCTACTTCAATGTTTATCGAAAAGTAATTAATAAATCCGTATTCGTCAATTGCTCCTTCGGTGCCATCAACTCCTATTTTTTTTATAATATTACTACCAAATTCACTATCCCGAATAACAGAAGCAATGCACTCATGTATCGCAGCACCGGCGGCAAACTGAATAGTGGCTTTTCCAGCAGTATTGAGTTTATTTTGTTCTGGAGGCACAAAATCGCGGGCGGCGCTGGCGTGACCGTTGTATGCATCGTTTGATGTTGAGTCAGATGGATCAACAAATTCAATTGAAGCGCTTTTGTGAAATTCTACAATTTTTTTTGTTGATATAGAATTTGGATTTTTATCATCAAACCCAGATAGTGTTACACTGGGATATTTTACAGCATATTTATCGTGCAGGCTTGAATCACCTTCTTTGCTTAATTTATCAGCATCAGCAATTTGCTCATTGAGTTCAACCATGAAGTTATCAAGTATTTCTCCTACAGTATTGCCTTTTATTTGAATAGGTTTTTTTAATTTATTAGGTTGACCAAACCCAGCTTGATTCCAAGGATGTGCTACACATTTATATCTAGTGCCTTGCTCATTAACATCAACACTGACTCCTGCAAATCTAAACATAAAATATCTAGAACTATTGGGGATATATTCTGGCTTAGAATCCTCAACGGGGACATTATCAGGATATCCCATAAATTCCATATGTAAAACAAAACTGGCTGTGGTATAACTTAAATAACCAGCAGAAACTGCGGCAACTTGTAGTGCTTCAATAAATCCATTTATACTGTAGGGTTCTATAACCTCAAATGCCAAGTTGGTGGATAAACTAACACTGGAATTTTTAGTGAAACCCATTACACTATCAATTTCAAGATTTTCAATAAACATATCAAAGCGGCCAGCACTATTTTTGTTATTGTTAAATCCCTTGGTCAATGCACTATTATCTGAAATTGCATTTGGTCCTTTTCCTCCTGATTTTAATATCACGCGAGTCAATGGTTTTGTTCGATAGCTATCTGGATTGTTAACTTCGTCAAGAGATAACGCAGCCATTGTAAAATTATAAGTATAGGATCTATAACCATTCAATACATTCATCTCACCACTTTGCTTAACTGCATATGATTTTTTAGTTTTATTTTCAATGGTAGACGACTGGGGTAACATGGTTCCACCTACAGCAGATTCTCCAGGTTTGCCTGGACCTACTGTTATGGGTTTATCCATTGTGGCCACAGTGCTTACTGTTTTGCGTACAATGTCGCTATACTGTCCAATCTGTTGATCCCAATATCCACTCATGTTAAATTCCCAATGCCGAGTTGATTGTAGTAAGCTGAGGGATAAAAATTTTAATGCCTGCCGTTAAATCATAAACAGGATCTTTAATGATACTGGGATTCCTAGTGGCAAATACCCACCATAGGCCAACATCCTTATATAAATCATATGCCAATAGGTCTGGACGATATTCATATGTCTTTGGAACTTCAAATAACAAATCATCAACTAGTGCAGGAATATTTCTTGCAGTCATGACTTCTAAATAACCATTGTTAAGACCAGTGGTGTAATATGGACTGTTTTTTTTATACATTATAAGTATCCCGCCTTTCTACCCTTAGTTCCGTCTAACCATCCAGTTACAGATGATTCTAACATTTCTTTTCTACTATACATTGGTATGCAATTTACTATGATAGTAGATACCATTGGCACTAGAGTTTTGCCATATATTGCACTATCTACACCAAAGTAATCAACGTTGTCCGGTAGGTCATTTTTAAAAGATTGTATTACCACAGGAACATTATCCAACATATAATCACCATAGGCATTTAGTTGGCATACTGGTGGTGGTGCTCCAGCATCTGTATCTTTACCAAACCGCATCTTGGTCAATGATCGAAGCAGATGCACCGTGGCAAGATAAACTTCTGCATCATCATGATTTTGAACTGTGAATTTTCCACTAATGCTTATTGGTGCTACAGAACTGCTTTTATAAAAATATACAGCAAAGTTATTGTGAGTAAGAGATACTGGACTATAATCAGCTTTGTAGTCAACTGATATTTGAGGAGTATAAGGAAATATAATACCACCAATGTTAAAAAGATTACCTTGTTTGCCGCCTCGTGTTGTCATTAAAAGATAATCACCAGGAACTTTGATTCTAACTCTTAGATCTTTTGCCTTAGAATTGCCAACTGTAACACCGGCAGCAGGTGTATCAGGTTTCTTGCCACCAAATAGTTCCGATGCTGATCTGCCAAGTGAAGTTACTTTATCGTTGATACCAGATAATGTTGGTGATCCTGCAATTACAGAATCGACTGTAATTGCAGGTGTAGCACCTACAACTTCAGCGTTTGCTTGTTTGTCTGCACTTTCAACATCAGACGCAGATTCATTTGTAGCACCTGCTGTCTTAACAGTTGACTCAGGTGATTCTGCAACTTTAGCAGCAGACTCGTTTGCTGCCAACTCGGCTTCGGCAGCTTTTGTTGTTTTAAGTTCGCTAGCAATTGATGTGAGTTTTTGATTTTCTGCGTTAAATGCTAATCTAGCAGCTTCTACTTCACCTGTTTTTCCCAATGCATCTTTTTCGGCTTCAGTACCGTTTTGATAGGCAGGAGATCCTACAAGAGCCTTCATTGCCGCAATGCGTTCATCATTCTTTTGCTTAACTATTAAGTATTGTGCTTCCCATTGTGCATCTAATTCTGCTGCTGTTGCCATATTTGTTCCTTATAGTGTATTTAACCTTATAAATAAACTGCTAATATAATAATTCTGGTTGACAATCTGGAAATATATGTTACACTTAACATAAGGAATAAAAACAAAAAGATGAGCCTTATACCAACAATACGAAAAGTAAAATATCTAAACAATAGAGATTTACTAGCAGAGATACACCAAAGCAAGTGTAGTTTTTCAAGTTTTACCAGCCCTGACTATAAACAACATGATATTATCTTGCCAAGTCTTGACAAGATCAATATCCGCACAATAGCCGATGCCAAACGTGCAAGAGCCAAGCGCATGGGACTAATAGCATTTGCCATTGCTCGCAATGGTGGAGACAAGAAAACCAAACTGGCAGAAGTAACTCCTGATTATACAACTATTGCAAAAACAGATGTTGTCATACGGATTATGACATTTGACCATATCCCTTTAGCACCCGGACGTAAAAAGACCACAAAGACCACAGCAGATTCACATGAGAAAGTGAATTTTCCTCCTTATCAACATTGGAAATTTAATGATGCAGGTGAATTAGAATGTGTGGGCAAGAGTCATTGGAAGGGTCCAGTAGATACTGGTGTGTTTTCCAAAGACCACGGACGCATTACAGAAAATCTAGGCAAGATGTATATCAAACTCAGTGAGAGATATGCACAAAGAAGCAACTGGCGCGGATATACCTACATTGATGAAATGAAGGGACAGGCTATTTTACAACTAAGTCAGATTGGATTACAGTTTGATGAGAGTAAATCAGAAAATCCATTTGCCTATTATACGGCTGCGGTGACCAATAGCTTCACTAGAATCTTAAACATTGAAAAGAAAAGTCAAAACATTCGTGATGACTTGTTAGAAGAAGCCGGACTAACTCCCAGTTCCACTAGACAAAATGCACACGGTTACGCAGAAGAGACAGCTCGTCAAGCTGAACTATATAAAAATATGCGTATGCCCAAGAGCGAAGAATATCCCGATGACGAAGATGGTGATATTGAAGTAAAACAGCCTTGACTTTTACTTATTAAGTTTCGAAGAGATTAGAGGTTGAAACCGAAGACGGAAAAGTGTTATACTTTTTAAGTAAGAGTGATTTTCGACGACAAACAGGCCAATGGGCAAAAACTGTATTAGAAAAATCAAAAAATGGAGAATTTTACAATGGCTACAAAGCAAAGGAAGTTTGATGAATTTATTTAAAAAAGTCGCTTGTATGACAGATCTACACATCGGCTTAAAATCAAACTCTGCTACACACAATCATGATTGTGAAGAATTCGTAGATTGGTTTATTGATGAGGCCAAAAAAGCCAACTGTGAAACTTGCATCTTTATGGGAGACTGGCATCACAATAGAAATTCTATCAACTTGTTTAGTCTCGATGTATCAATTCGTTGCCTTGAAAAATTAGGCGCAGCATTTGAGCAGTTCTTTTGGTTTCCAGGTAATCACGATCTGTTCTACAAAGACAAGCGTGATATCCATAGTTCCGCATTTGGCAGGCATATCCCCGGAGTAACAGTAGTTGAAAGTGTAACAACTATTGACAATGTTACACTTGTTCCCTGGTTAGTGGGCGACGAGTGGAAATCAATGAAGGATATCAAAAGCAAATATGTGTTTGGTCATTTTGAATTGCCTAAGTTTTTCATGAACGCTATGGTACAAATGCCAGATCATGGTGAATTAAGAGCAGAAGACTTCAATGGTCCTGACTATATATTCAGCGGACATTTCCATAAGCGACAAACAAACAACAAAGTGATCTACATTGGCAATGCTTTTCCACATAACTTTGCGGATGCAGGCGACGATGCTCGTGGAATGATGACATTGGAATGGGGAGGGGAACCTGAATTTATTGATTGGCCCAATTGTCCCAAATACAGAACAGTTAAACTCAGCGATTTAATTGACAATGCTGCAATAATTATGAAGTCAAAGATGCATCTCAAGGTAAATCTTGACATTGATATCAGCTACGAAGAAGCAAACTTTATCAAAGAAACATTTGTCAGGGACTACGACATCCGTGAAATTAGTCTTATCCAAGATAAAACCAACATGGACGGCACAATCGACGACAATCCTGACGCACATTTTGAAAGTGTTGATCAAATTGTTTCAGAACAACTGGTCAATATTGAATCAGAACAGTTTGACAAATCAACTTTACTAGAAATTTATAACAGTCTATGATACTAGTCACTGGTGGAGCCGGATTTATTGGCTCAAATTTTTTACACAAATTATGTTCCGATGGATACGGGGGAAAGATCGTATGTGTTGACTCCCTAACCTATGCATCAAACTATCGCTACATACACTCGTTGGTGGAAAACGGATCAATTGCATTTGAAATGAAAGACATTTCTAACAAGAGTGATATGCATGATGTATTCAGAAAATACAACCCTGATAGCATTGTGCATTTTGCAGCCGAAAGTCATGTGGATAATTCCATTAAGAATTATAAACCTTTTATTGAAACAAATATTTTAGGTACAATAAATCTTTTAGAGTATAGTCTATCCCTAGACAACCTAAAGAAATTTGTACACGTATCAACTGATGAAGTATATGGCAGCTTGCAGTTAGACGAGGATCGAAGTTTCACAGAACTAAGTCATTACGAAACAAATAGTCCATATTCTGCGTCAAAGGCAGCTAGCGATTGTTTTGTTAGAGCATTTTACAAGACATACGGACTACCTGCGGTAGTTACTCATTGCTCAAATAACTATGGCCCAAATCAAAATAAAGAAAAATTCATTCCAACAATACTGAACAATGCAATAGCCGGTACCAAGATTCCGGTGTATGGTACTGGAGAAAATGTTAGAGACTGGTTGTTTGTTCAAGATCATTGCAATGGCATTGGTCTAGTATTAGAAAACGGCGTACCTGGCGAAAAATACAATATTGGTGGAGGTGTTGAAGTATCTAACATTGCCCTTGTTAGAATGATATTAGATATGTTACACAAGCCACACGGCCTTATTGATTTTGTAGAAGATCGAGCTGGACACGATTTGCGTTATTCTATTGATTGTAGTAAAATAAAAAGCCAACTGGGATACCAAGCCAAGTTTGATATTAAAACTGGATTAGAAAAAACCCTTAGATGGTACAACAGAACACATGTTTCAACTTAAAAATATAACCGTTAAAAACTTTATGAGTGTGGGCAACCAGACTCAAGCAGTGGACTTTGACAAGCAAGCACTGACTCTGGTGCTGGGTAGCAATCATGATCTAGGCGGTGATGATACTGGATCGCGCAACGGTACTGGTAAAACTACCATTGTCAATGCCTTGTCTTATGCTCTATACGGTCAGGCACTTACCAATATCAAAAAAGAAAACTTGATCAACAAGACCAACGGTAAGGCCATGTTGGTCACTGTTGAGTTTTCAAAGAACAATGTCAAGTATCGCATTGAACGTGGACGCAAGCCCAATGTTCTTAGACTATTTGTCAATGATAGTCAGTTAAAGACTGACGAAGCCGAAGACGATAGTCAAGGTGACAGCAGAGAAACTCAGAAAGCAATTGAGCAGATGTTGGAAATGAGTCACACCATGTTCAAACATCTAGTGGCCTTGAATACCTACACTGAACCTTTCTTGTCAATGAAGGCAGCGGAACAGCGCGAAGTTATTGAACAACTACTGGGCATTACATTGTTGAGTGAAAAAGCCGAAGCACTTAAAGTATTGGTCAAAGAAAGCAAGGACATGATCACTGCTGAACAATACAAAATTGAAGGCATCAAGGCTGCTAATGAGAATGTTCAGAAAAGTATCAATAGTCTAGTGATCAAGAGCAGTGCTTGGGAAAATAAAAAGTCAGCCGACATTGAAAATCTTGGACGTGCCATGATGCGTTTGGAAAATGTTGACATTGAAGCAGAATTGGCAGCACATACTAAACTCAAAGCATGGAAAGAACACAATGTCAAGATACAAAATCTTAACAAACAACGTGCAACTTTGGAATCAGCGTTGAGTCAGGCTGAACGAACTGTTAATAAGTATGAGAAAGAGTCGGCAAGTTTGGCCAATAAGACATGTCATGCCTGTGAGCAAGAACTGCACGATCATAAACATAAAGAACTAACAGATGCTGCTGTGTTAAACGTGGCAGAGGCAACAAAATACTTTGATAAAGTATCGCAGGACTTGATAAAGATTGTAGATGAATTGGGTACCGGTGAACAATCACGTATGCCTGCAACTTTCTATGATACAGAAGCAGAAGCACTGGGACACAAGAACAATTTAGATGGACTTGAGAAAAGTCTAACTGCAAAGATTGATGAATCAAATCCTTACGAAGAACAAATAGAAGAATTAAAAAAGACTGCAATCCAAGAAATTACCTGGGACACTATTAATTTGCTAACTAAGACTAAAGATCATCAAGAATTTTTACACAAATTATTAACCAACAAAGATAGTTTTATTCGTAAGAAGATCATTGATCAAAACTTGTCGTATCTAAACAAGCGACTAAGTTATTATATTGACAAGTTGGGATTACCGCACCGCGTGGTTTTCCAAAATGATCTCAACATTGAGATTACTCAGTTGGGACAAGATTTAGATTTTGATAATTTATCACGTGGTGAACGCAACAGATTAATTTTGTCCATGAGCTTTGCATTTAGAGATGTCTGGGAAGGCCTGTATCAAAGTATTAATTTATTGTTTATTGACGAACTTGTAGATGCTGGCATGGATGCTGCAGGTGTAGAAAGTGCCTTAGCAGTCCTAAAAAAGATGGCCAGGGAACGCAATAAGAATATATACTTGATATCACACAAGGATGAATTGATTGGCAGGGTAAACAATGTTCTTAGAGTCGTCAAAGAAAATGGATTTACCAGTTATTCAAATGATGTAGACTATGTCGAATGATGAAATGAACAAATACAAAGCCTTGTATTCAGAATATATAGGGCTGGTTGCAGAATTGCATAACTATCAATTAGTATACATAAAAAGAATTGGCAAGCGTACCGCAATAGATGTTAGGGCATGTATTGAAAAACTTATAAATGTTGAAAAGAGGATCATGCAGGCCACAACTTATGTGTACAGAGAAAATATACAAAATATCAATGACGGGCTAAAGCAAGCCAAGATAGATGAGAAAGCCGCAAAGAAGGCAGAGATAGCGTATAATAAAGCAAACCCCAAAAAGCGGGGACCAAAACCAAAGGAAAAAACATGACAACAACAGAACAACTACAACAACAAGTGGCAGAATTCTTAGCTGAAGATGCAAAATTTACATCAGGTAATGCTGCTGCTGGTACCCGTGCTCGCAAAGCACTGGCAGAAATTAGCAAGAGCGTCAAGGCTCGCCGCAATGAAATCACTGCTGAGAAGAATGCTCGTGCAGAAGCCAAAAAGGCTGCAAAATAATTGAACGACTGGACTTATCAAGGTTCAGTAGTTGAAGAACTACCCGAAGACTGTGTTGGATTTGTATATCTAATCACGAATGTGGTCTCGGGTAGGAAGTATATTGGCAAAAAATTAAGTAAATTCTCAAAAACGACCTACAAGACTGTAAAGTTAAAGAACGGCACCAAGAAGAAAAAGAAGATCAGAAGCAAAATAGATAGCGACTGGCAAACATATTATGGCTCAAGTGTAGAATTAAGTGCAGACATTGCACAAATAGGGGTGGACAACTTTACCCGCGAAATACTACACTACTGTAAAAGCAAATCAGAAACATCATACACCGAGGCCCGTGAACAATTCGACCGCAAAGTATTAGAATCAAATGAATATTATAACGGACAAATCTCTGTTCGTGTCCATGGCTCCCATATAATTAAAAAACCTTAGGCTCAATTAATCGGTTATAGCTTGCACAGGCCAATTTCATGTGCCCGGAAACCTGGATCTTGGATCACAGGGAGGGAAAACTCTTGCCGATAAGAGTACTCAATCAGTATCCTTAACAGGACCACGATCGCAAAATGCCTGCGGTTTGATTGTTTGAATAGAGTTAAAAGTAAGGCCCAAGGATGGAGTAACAAACATAAACTCCACGCTTTACAAATATGATAGCGTATATTTGTAAGCCGCCGTTGAAATAAGACAGAATGAGCAGGTATCGGTCAACCGCCTGTGATAGCAGCAATGCTTGTAGTTCTAACGCTGTGTGACTGTGCTACTCAGATAATGCCCAGTTTTTTCTTAGTCCTTGAGTGGGCTAAGTGTGACCGATTAATCTAGATAATATTAATACACTGCTTCGCAGCGACAATACTTCAATGTGTTCTTGTATAATTGCTTCAAGTTAGAGCGCAAGCGATAACGCAGAAGCAAGTGAACGCAGTTCACTTTTGTAGATAGATTATAAATAAACTATTATAGCTTTTAAGGAATACCATGAGAATTAACGACATATTATCTAACACTATTTCTGAGGAAACCGAAGCCAGACCGTTGTCGGCAGGAGGAACTCTTGCAGCAGATCAGGCTGCGCGGAGAGCACAACAAGAAAGAGAGCGTGCATCTTCTAGTTTAAATAATGCCATGGGAAATATGGTAAGAAGTGGATCAACAGCAGATTCTGGCGGGAATACAGGTGAACCTGCTGCACTTGCTAATCCAACAACTTCTCCTGACAATCCAGCAGTGGCTTCGGGCGCATCTACTCCGGCACCAACATCAAATACATCGGTTCCTGCAGGCGCTCAAGGTCCAACTGGAGATCCAACTTTGGATCAACCATTGCCGCCTGGTGCACCAAAGCGCACGTTTGCTCAGACAGTTGGCGGGATTTCTAAGGCTGTTGGCGCAGTTGGTGGTGGCATCGCAGGTATTGGTAGAGCTGTTAAGAAAGGATATGCTGCTGGTGCTGATGCAGTTGGTGGACCTGGTGCTGCTCCATCTACTAGTAGTGGGTTTACTCAACCTACAGGCGCAACTGCTGGTGGTGCAAGCAGCCCTGATGAACTGGCACAATTAAAATCCACTCTGCAGGCCATGGATCAGAGAATGCGCAGAGCCGGCTTTTAAAAGAACGGCAAATTAGATTCTTTAGTCGTTTCAAGATTCTCTTTTATAATGTCGGAGATAATCACTCTATCATCGACACATAACATATATGCCTGCTCTATGCTGAGCGAGCCGCGCATGAACCAGGCCATCTTGTAAAGTTCTTTGACCAAGGCTTTTGACTCTTTGTCTAGTTGTGTGACTTCATCCTGGATTTCATCCATGGACATAGTCAAAAGCCTTATACGAAAAAATCAGAATCGTTAAAGTTAATGGGCACTGTGTAGGTTGCTGGTGCACCTAGAGCCTGTTGTTCTTCAGTGGTAGTAAACACCAGTGGTTTGAGATCATTATTTTTCTTGATTTCTGATAGATGTTTTTGTACCTGATCAAAAATATCCTTGTCAGCATTGTTAACAAACTCTGAAATAAATCTAGCATCAGTAACTTCCGAAGCAGGTGTTATGATTTTATAAACACTTTCGGCCATTAGTTCCACTGTAACCTTGGTCAAGTTATTAAAACTGGCGTTGAACATTTCTAATTTTTTCTCATCAGTGATGCTGTCATCGTTCACCATGTTGAGAATTCTAGTTGTTTCAAAACTCTTGATACTGGTCTGTGTCATGTGCTTGTAAGTTAGCGGTCGGACACAGATAATAAATTCTGGATTGATAACCACTTGTTCAATCCAATAGTTACTTTGTTGTTGATCTAGCAGCATTCTCAAGTCAATCTCATAAGTAACTTCTTCATCAATCACAGGAATCTTGTGTGTGAAAGGCATTTTTTCACCATATGTGGCCAGCCTAATTGCAATTAAAATTGTATCTAAATCAATGGTAGGTGTTGCCCAAGCATTCTTGATATCTGGCATACAGCTTTGAATAACATCCACTACAGCCTGCCCATTCATTAATGCATCGGGAGTTTTAAATAGTAGTTCATCTCTAGCAGTCATAGAGTAAACTGGAAACTCTCCAGATTCTGGCATATTGATGCTGCCCTTGGGCCAAAAGTCGCCCCTGCTGGGTAGAGTGATATACACTTTGGGCTGGCGCATGTAGTTGGCCAGGGGATTGTTTTTTGATTGATTGGGATGTGATTGCATGGTTTTGTCTCCGATAAATAAACTATATATGAATATTCTATTCTATTTATCTACGTATAAAATGGTGATTTAAAACTATGACCGGCGCAACTGAAGCAACACTAGCAGAATTACTGGCCACAGCCAGTGCCATGAATGTCAACTTGATTACACTTCAAGGACTTATCAGCAGGATGAGCGCACCGGGCAGTGGAGGTGGAGGTGGCATTGTCAGTGGCGCAGCAGGATTGCTATCATCGTTTAATCCTTTGTCTTTGGCTTTTGGTGTATTAAAAGGCGCCGCCAGTGCAGTTGGTTCAGTGCTGGGTGTTCTGGGTAATATATTAGGGAAAGTTATTGGCGGTTTTGTAGATACTGGAAAAAATCTTATTGAATTTGGCAAAGCGGCTGCAAATGGTACTGCCAAACTCAGTGACTTGTATAATGCTTTTAAAAATTTACCATTTTTTATTGGCACTGCAATGAGTCTATTTGCAGATCTTATCAAGTATCAAGAAGGATTATTAAAATCGTATCAAGATATTACCAAAGCTGGCGCAGACTTCAGTGGTAATTTATATCAAATGCGTGAAATGGCATATAAATCTTATATGTCATTGGCAGAATTTGGTAAAGTTGTCAAAGCAAATAGTGATATTTTTGCCACAGCAGTTGGTGGAGTGGATGCTGGTATTAGAAAATTTACAGATGTGCAGAATAAATTATTTACTGACAGTAAGTTATCAAAACAAATATTAGGGTTAGGATTAACGGCAGAAGATGCAGGCGACTATATAGGGTTGTATATGCGTATGCAAGGAAATCTAGGCAAGTTGCAAACTCAAACTGCTGAACAAACTGCTAAAGGAGTTGCTGGCTTGGTAGTTGAACTTGATGCCTTTACCAAACTTACTGGACAGAATAGAGAAGAACTAGAAAAACAAATGAAGGAAGCTGCATTTGATGAAAATTTAAAAAGTTTCCTATCAAATTTATCAGGTGATGAGCTGGTCAAGGCACAAGCCGAACTAGCAAAAGGTTTTCAAATGGCTGGCAAGGGAGGACGAGATTATTATGCTCAGGTCCTAATGACCAATGGTCAAATTCTAGGTCCCACTACCAAAGCAATGCAAGATGCTTTTATACAAACAAGTGGAAATATACAAGACGCTGCACAATTATCATTCTACTCTGTAAAAAATTTTGCAGCAGGATCAAAAGAATCAGTAGCATCTTCAGCACAACAATATAAACTGATAGGGGACGGAGCAAGGGAATTCAGAAATACAATAGGAGCAGGCACGCTGGGAGTGATGCAATTAAATGGTCAGATACAAATAAATGAAAATATATCTAGAACAGCCAATAATAAAATTACAACAACCGCTGAAGATATTGCAAAAAAACAACAACGCCAATATGAAGGAAATGCAGCAGCATTGGCCAAAGCAGAACTACAGATTAAAATGTTTGGTGCTGCACTTGGAGAAAAGTTTTTAAATTTAATAGCACCATTTCAACCTATCCTTACTAAAATTACTGATCTTTTACTAAATGGATTAGGTACTGCAATTACTAAACTAACAGAAAAAGATGGTCCAATAGACACTTTGGCAGGAATGATGGAAGAATATTTAATACCTGCTATTAGGAAAGTCATTGACTGGGCTGTTGATACATTTAAATATCTAGCATCAGGTGACCAAACAAAAACATTTTGGCAAAGAGTTGGAGTAGTAATGAGCGGTGTTTGGGATTCTATTAAAGGACCAATAACAACGTTATTTGAAAATTTTCTTGAGTTCTTTAAGCCGTATGCAATTGATATGGTTAATGTTGTAGAAGATTATGTTAATGCTGCACTTTTTAAAAAGTTTGGTGCAGCCGGAGGAGAAGATCCTGAATTAAGAAAACAACAACGAATCATAGAAAAATTAGGAGTTGAAGTAAAAAGGTTAGTTCGTGCAGCAGAAGACATACAACAAGAAGGTACTCAAGCAGATATTGACACAGCAAGATCGGCAGCTAGTGCAAAAATAAACGAATTAAGCCGAGCCAATCAAAAATATAAAGATGCTAATCAAGAAAGGGCTGTTCTTTGGGGAGATAAAAAACCGCGCTCTATGGATCCATTAATGTATCCAAATCCAAGTGCTAATCGCCATTCTGGAACCCTGGGAATGACCGGCAGTTGGTGGGAAAAGAATGATGCCACTCTAAATGTGCAAGCCGGAGAGTCAGTTGTGACTCAGGATCAAATGGCACAGATTACAGGTCAAGACGGCGTTGCAGAAGGCATACAACAGTTAAATAGTCTTACAGCACAGTTATTAGCAGTCATGAGACAGAACACAGACTATACCCAACGTAACTATAATGCTACTAAAGAGTTGGGTGGCAATTTATTTGCAACGGTATAAGTATACCTAACTAGGAAATTTAAAATGGCCGGATGGAAAAAGTATTTTTCTCCTGTAAATACAACAGGTAAACTAAGCACAATTAGTGGCAGCATGGGCTCGGGCAGCAACCCAAGTAGAACCAATTATTCCAGTTATTTGCCAGATGTCTATGCTGGACACCCTAACCGCTTAGAGCGTTATGGTCAATATGATACAATGGATTCGGACAGTGAAGTTAATGCTGCTCTAGATATCTTGGCCGAGTTCTGTAGCCAGACCAATGAAGAAAATAAGACTCCATTTGAGATATATTTTAAAGAACAGGCTACCAATACCGAAACAAAAATTATTAAAAAGTATCTACAGCAGTGGACCAAACTGAATAAATTTGAAACTCGCATCTTTAAAATTGTGCGCAATAGTTTCAAATACGGGGATGTTTTCTTTGTTAGAGATCCAGAAACACAGGCATGGATGTATGTAGATCCTGCCAAGGTAGACAAGATTATCGTTAACGAATCAGAAGGAAAGAAGCCTGAACAATATATGATTCGTGACTGGAATCCCAATTTGGAAACACTGGCAACTACTGCTATCAATCCCAGCAACTTGCAAGGCGGCGGCAGCAGCTTTGGCGGCGCCTATGGAACAGGCTCAGGTGGTGCTGGTGGCAGTCGCGGCATGGTTGGCAGTTTTCCAACCAACACTAATGGTAGTAGATTTAGTGAAAATCAAAATCAATATGCTATTGATGCCAAACATGTGATTCACATCAGCATGAGTGAAGGCCTGGACAATAACTATCCATTTGGCAACAGCTTGATGGAAAGTATCTTCAAAGTATTCAAACAAAAGGAACTTCTGGAAGATGCTATTATTATCTATCGTGTGCAACGTGCTCCAGAACGTCGTGTATTTTATATTGATGTGGGCAATATGCCAACTCATCTAGCCATGGGATTTGTAGAACGAGTTAAGAATGAAGTTAATCAACGACGTATTCCCAGTGTCACAGGTGGAAGCCAAAGTGTTATTGATGCTGGCTACAATCCTTTAAGTGTTAATGAAGATTACTTCTTCCCTACCACAGCAGAGGGTCGCGGCAGCAAAGTTGATTTGCTACCTGGCGGCACCAACCTAGGAGAAATTGATGACCTTAAATATTTTACTAACAAGTTGTTTCGAGCTTTGCGTATTCCTAGCAGCTATCTACCAACTGGTGCGGAT